TTGAAACTTTAAGATTGCATTTTATTAGAAAATCTATTCCTAAAAACCAATACAGTAAAATCAAACCGATTTTTAACTTAAAGGGTAATAGTTTTCTAATAAACCCTGCGTACTTATTTACTGATACAAGCACAGATATTGTACATAAAGCACAATACATAAGATTAGCGGGGCGTAGAAATTACGCCATATATAAACATTACGGTTACACATATCTAGACCTATCTTTTTATTCAGATATTGACTTAAACGCAATAAAATCAAATCCGCTACTAAAAATAACAGAAAACAAAATTAACTTCAAATACGAGGAAAAATAAAATGGCACTTAGCTTTAAAAATACCAAAGGTAAAGCACAATCAAACAAAGTCGAGTCTTACGAATACAAAGATGGCGAAAATACAGTCCGCTTAATTGGCGGAGTTCTTCCACGATATATTTATTGGCTCAAAGGCACTAACAATAAAGATATTCCAGTTGAATGTTTGGCATTTAGTCGTGAAAAAGAAAAGTTTGATAACATTGAAAAAGATCATGTTAGCGAGTATTTTCCAGAAGCAAAATGCTCTTGGAGCTATTCTGTAAATTGTATCGACCCTAAGTCGCAGAAAGTTGTTGCTCTAAATCTCAAAAAGAAACTGTTCGAGCAAATCGTTACAGCAGCTGAAGATTTAGGTGACCCTACTGACCATGATACAGGTTGGGATGTTGTGTTTAAGCGTGTAAAGACAGGACCTCTGCCTTTTAATGTTGAATACACACTACAAGTTTTGCGTTGCAAAGCCCGTGCATTAACTGATGACGAGCGTGCTATGGCTAATGCTGCTAAGAATATTGATGAGAAATTTCCTCGTCCTACCGAAGCAGATGTAAAAGCCTTGTTGGATAAAATTACAACACAGCAGGATGAAGATGGCGAAGCCCCTTCTTCTGAGCAAGAAGCAGTCAAAGAACTTGGTTAACAAACTAAAGCCCGCTAAACAAAATGCTTAGCGGGCTTTTCTGTCTCATAAGGCAATATGAAAGTATTATTTACAGCTGACGTCCATATCAAATTGGGTCAGAAAAACGTACCTATTGAGTGGGCAAAGAATAGGTTTAATATGCTCTGGAGTCAACTAGAAGCTATTCAAAAAGAGTGTGATCTTTTTGTTATTGGCGGAGATGTTTTTGACAAACTTCCTAACATGGAAGAACTAGAGACGTATTTTGATTTAGTTAACTCTTGTAAGATTCCAACAATTATTTATGCTGGAAACCACGAGGCTGTTAAGAAAGATACAACTTTTTTAACAAATCTAAAACAAGTTACTAATCGTTTAAATCCACAAGTAGAAATTATAGATGATTTTTACCGATTAGATAACATGGATTTTATTCCATACAATAAACTAAAAGAATTTGAAAAGTCGCCTCACTTAGTGTATGGCGATATTTGCTTTACTCATGCACGTGGAGAGATTCCGCCACACGTAAAGCCTGAACTAGATTTGGAACTATTTGCTCGCTGGAAAGTAGTTTTAGCGGGTGACCTACACAGTTATGAAAACTCGCAAAAAAATATTATCTATCCTGGAAGTCCCGTCACTACTAGCTTTCATCGTAGCAATGTGGCTACTGGTGTTGTTTTACTGGATACCAATAGTCTAACACATGAGTGGCGTAAGCTACAGTTGCCGCAACTTATTCGCAAGACAGTTGCAGTACACGACCCTAAACCGCCAACTGATTACGACCATACAATTTACCAAGTTGAGGGCGATATGCAAGAACTTGGTGAACTAGAAGATTCAGATTTAATTGATCGCAAAGTAATTAAGCGAGATACAGACTCAGCACTAATCCTAGACAAAGAAATGTCTATGTCAGAAGAAATTCGAGAATATCTTGCATACATCCTAGAGTTGCCAGAAGATACTATTGAAAACGTACTAAAGGAGTTTCAAAACCATGCAGACAAAATTGAATCAGAATAGAGCTATTAATGATAACTATAAAACAACTACGATGGGCTAACGCCTTTAGTTACGGAAAAGATAATAAAATTGATTTTATTTCAGCTCCACTTACACAATTAGTAGGGCGTAATGGGCACGGTAAAAGTTCTATTGCCCTTATACTAGAAGAAGTACTATTTAATAAAAATTCAAAAGGTATTAAGAAAGCAGATATTCTTAACAGACACATTAAAGATAAAACATATACAATTGAACTAGATTTCAACCGAGATGATGTAGACTATACAATTAAATCTAGTCGTGGTACTGCACAAACTGTAAAGCTATTTAAAGAAGGTGTAGATATAAGTGCACATACTGCAACAGCAACATACAAAATAATTGAAGATATATTAGGTTTTGATCATAAAAGTTTTGCACAGATTGTTTATCAATCAAATGCTAGTAGTTTAGAATTTTTAACTGCACCTGATACTGCTCGTAAAAAGTTTCTTATAGAAATATTAAATTTAGGTAAGTATACTCGTGCTGCTGAAGTATTCAAAGAAGTAAGTACTCAACTTACTAAAGACATTGCTGCAGTGCAGTCTCAAGTTAATACTGTGTCAAGCTGGTTAAACAAGTATGAAAAGACTGATTTAAACCTAAAAGAAATTGTAGATACTCCTGAACTAGGCACTGCTTTAATAACAGAAGCCTCTATGCTAGAATCTAGTATAAACAGTATTGAGTCTACTAATAAAAAGATTTCTCAAAATAATACTTATAAACAATTACAGTCTAAAATTAAACTACTGCCAATTCCTGACAAACCTGAAGAAGGTGTAGAAGGGTATCAAGCAGAAGTAGCAAAATTATCTAAAACAGTAAGTGATGCTCAGGCTTTTGTTTTAAAAATGAAAGCACTACACGGAACGTGTCCTACCTGTCTAAGTGATATTGACGAAGAAAAAGTATCTGAATTAATTGAAGAAAAAACTGAAGAAGCTGAAATAGCTGCTGTACAAACTATGAATTATACTCAAAAAATAGTTCAAATTAAACAGCAAAGAACTATATGGCAAGATGCTCAAAAAGCACAAGAAGATTGGGAAAAGTATCATGCTCTTATAAGTACAGAACTACCCGAAACTTTACTGGACAAACAAACACTACAACAACAATTTACAGAATTACAGAATTCAATTGCGTCTACGAAACGTAAAATAGTTGAAGCAGAGCAATATAATAAAGAAGTAACTGCACATAATACTAAAGTAGATTTAGTATCAAAACAATTGGTTGAAATGAATCAAGAGTTAGAAACCTATAGTGGCAAGTTGCATGAGTTAAGTGAAAAAATGAGTATTTTAAATGTTTTAACTAAAACATTTAGTACAACAGGTCTAGTAGCTTACAAAATTGAGAGTTTAGTAAAAGACTTAGAAGATATTACAAATAGATATTTGGTTGATCTAAGTGATGGAAGATTTCAAATTGGTTTCAAAATTAGTGCTAGTGATAAATTAAATGTTATTATTACTGATAATGGAAAAGATATTGAAATACTTGCTCTTAGTGGCGGTGAGAAAGCAAGAGTTAATGTGGCTACTTTGTTAGCTATTAGAAAACTAATGCAAACATTGTCCAGTTCTAGAATCAATCTATTAATACTGGATGAAACTGTAGAAACACTTGATACTGATGGTAAAGAAAAATTAGTTGAGGTGCTACTACACGAAGAACATTTAAATACTTTTTTAGTAAGTCATGGCTTTAGTCACCCATTACTAGAAAAGATTAATGTTATTAAACGTAACAACATATCCCAAATAGAGGTATAATGACTGTAGATCCAAGAGCCAAAGGTGCTAGAACAGAGACCACAGTACGTGATCTGTTAAAAAAGCATACAGGTTTAGCGTGGGAAAGAGTACCTGGATCGGGCGCTCTTGACCCTAAACATCAGCTTAAGGGCGACTTATACGTCCCTGGGCGAACTAACCTTTGGTGTGTAGAAGTTAAAGGCTATGCGGAAGATCACCTTACTTCACACTTACTAACATCCAAGACCCCCCAACTAGTAGAATTCTGGCAACAGACTACTCGTCAAGGCACTCAAGTAAACAAAAAACCTTTGCTGATTTTTAAATTTGATCGCAGCAAAGTATTTGTTGCTTTTGATGAAATGCCTAACTCACAAAACTATCGTTGCTTATACTATAACCACGAAGACCACGAATTCTATGCTGCACTACTAGAAGATTGGTTAAAGTGGGAGCAGCCAGTATTTGTAACTTGACAAAACAACTTAACAGTGGTATAATAACAGATTAACACGCAAACTATATGTCAAAAACATTCTCAAAAATTACCGAATCAAACAATACTCTGTTAGTTGTTGACTCTCTTAATCTTGCATTTCGCTATAAACATAGTGGTGCAACAGATTTTGCAGAAGACTACTTACGCACAGTTCAAAGTCTTAAAAAATCATATAAAGCAAGTCATGTGATTATTGCTGGCGATATGGGCTCAAGTTCTTATCGCAAAGCTATTTATCCTGAGTACAAACAAAATCGTAAAGATAAGTTCGAGAATCAAACCGACGCTGAAAAAGCAGCTTTTGAATTGTTCTTCGAAGACTTTACCAAAACACTAGAACATATTGCTGAAACTACTGAATTTCCAATTTTACGCTTTCAAGGCGTTGAGGCAGATGACATTGCAGCATATATTGTATCAAAAAAATCAAAACTCCCTGTTGATGAT